CAGCGGCAGCTCCTGAGGTGGCTATTGCGGCGGCGAGTAAGGAGATGGTCTCGTAGGCGTGGTGCGCTGGGTTCATGCGAGTAGTTTGAGGACAGAGTCTTGGCTGGTGAGGTCGATGACGTCAGCGCTCATGAGTGAAGGGTGCGTGCGGTGGCGGAGGAGGCTGATCACCAAGTGAAAGAGATGTCGGTGCTGGAGGGGTTCTTGAAAACAACGGTGCCTGTGACACTCGTGGAACTGACGGGACCGCCGTTGATGCCGTCTTCCCACTGAGTTCCTGTCCATTCATAAAGTTCGGCGGCGCTGCCGCCTGAATCGAGACGTTCCACGGAGAATCCAGTCGGGATGGCGGAACTTGCAGCAGCGTTAAGATTGGCTACACACAAGTCGGTGGCAAGGAGCAGAGGGCGGGTTGGTGAAGGGGATTTGGGCGCTTCATTCATAGGGTTAGGCTGGTTGATGGTGTTGATGGGAGTTAGGGTTCAGTATCCCAGAAAGTCACGGAAACTCCGGATTGGTTATCGAACTCGAAAGCGCCAGAGATTGCCGGGTCATAAAGTCCGCCATTGATTACATCTTCCCATGTGCCGTCACCGATTGAGGCCGCAATATCGGCTCCGCCATTCCAAGCCACAATGCAACTACTTGGGAGAACCCCACTTGTGCGGAAGAACAGCGTGCCAACAGTCCAAGAGCCTGTTGGCGTTGCTAGGTTACGGGTTTCTGAAGAGGTCAGCGTCACAAAACTGCGGGCTGTGACACGGACTGCATAATCCGATTCCCCGCCAGCATTGACGGCTTTGATCCAGTAATAGTATTTTTCGCCCACTAGGATGCTTTCACCGGCGTCATGAGTGAAGCTGGTGCCCGTCACTCCACTGGCTAAACTTGAGGCCGTGCCGAAATTGTCTTCCAAAGAAAACACAATATCGAAGGTATCCGCCTCCGGCAGGGCATCCCAACTTAGCTCAATCGCACTCTCCGCCGCTGTGGCGGCAAAGCCCGTGGGCGTAGCGGGTGGAGTAAGCGCAGCACCTGATGCTGTAGCATAGTTGCCACGGCACAGGTTAAAGAAAGCGTCTGTAAAAAGTTTAACCATTAAAGTAGTTAAGGTTACCAACGGCCACAAGCTAAGTTCACAGCGCCACCAGACGCTTGAAATGCATACCACGGTTTATTAACTAACGTCTGATCGGCACCTGAGGACTGAATGATAAGCGTTCCAGGAGCCGTGGCAGCCGTACCCGGAGGAAGATAAAACTGCGTAGCCGTCGCTGCACCATTTGAGTTCAGATAAATCCCCACGGTGGTGGAAAAGTTTTGAAACCACACCGCATGATACTTCACATTATCTGTGATCTCCGCCACCGCAAGTGTCGAAGCGTTATTTGGAATTGATACTGTTGCCATGTTTGTGTGTGTTACTGAATATTAAGCTCTTTACGAAGTTGTTCAATCTCATCCCGCACGTCCATTTTACCTTCTGCGGCAAAGTGTTGAACTTTCTGTGCAGGTTTGCCAAGCGCACGGTCAAGAATCTCCTTACAAGCTGCAAGTCGCACCTGCGGCGGACCTGAGATCATAAGCTCCTGCAGTGTCGTAACCGCATCCTTAGCCGCGTGTTTAATTGTCTTGGTCTCCGCTTCACCCGAGAACGTCTGAGAGACAAGAAGCAAAACAGCCTCCTTCGCCCAATCAGACTGAATCACCTGCGAAACCGCCTTAACATCCTTTTGCAAAGACTTAGAAATCGACAACAACGAATGACCATTAGCACTCAACGTCACCGCACTCATCATCCAATCCGGCCTCGCTTGCTTTTCTGAATCCTCAATTAGCTCAGCAAATGCACCAGTAGGTCTGTCTTGAGGGACAAGTTCCAGAGGTGACAAAGGTTTTATGGTGAACGAGGGGAAGGACATGGTGGAAGGATGGAGGATAGTGTGTCGCGGGTGACGTGAAGGGTGATGACCGGAGGTGCCGGGCGGATGATTGCGCGCATGGCGGGAGTTTAGCACGGGAGGGAGGTGGGCGCAAATGGGGTTTTTGTTTTGATGTGGGATTGTAGGTTTTGGGCTTGTCGTCTGAGAGTGCTGGTTTGGTTGTGGGTTAGGTGGTTGAATTGAGGGACGGGTGGGCGCCTGTGGAGTGCGGAGGTGATTTTCTCAGATTTGAGAAAGTGGTGCTTGGCCCCTTCGGGGCGGCGGAAGTTAAAGGGTGATCGCCCCGCTTTGGCGGTTTGCCGGGCCGCTGGCGGGCTTTCGGGGGCGGCGGGTATGACCATAGCGGCGGGCGGGTAAAGCGCGTCTGGCGGCCCTTTCCGGCCTTTTGCGACTTTGTATCATTTATAATTATTAGAAATCAACTATCTTTTCGCGCGTGGGACGGTTACATATATAAACTCAGAATATCCCCTGTGGGAAGGATACCCTTTCGGCTATATAATGACGGGCCGGAAACGCTAACGTCAGCAGGTGACTTTGATCGCCTGCATTTGATCTTTTAGACAACTTCCAAAGTCAGCTGCGCAACGTGACAATGCGCGGCAGACATCAGCATAGGGCGCGCATGTAACGTGGCAGTAGTAGGCTATTCTACTACGGCGTGAAAGCGTATGTTGATATACTGCTATGACAATCAAAGGCAAATCTGACAAGACAGCATTCAAAGTATCGGTAGATCAAGAAACTCTCCTAGGTTTCCTCTCTACTGTTCTGGAAAAAAGCAACCTGGAATATGACGATGACCTAGCCACAAGTCCGGGTGGACTTCCCACGGCCATCTTCACATCCATTGTCCCAGCATCCGCCCGTGAAGCTGTCAGCTGGGACTTGGCTACTGACGGTTGGGACACAGCCAAAGCAATCGCGGCATTCGATCACCGTCTTGAGCGTAAGTCCGGCGGCGGTTTCTCCATCGAATCCCGCCAGGCCGCATGGGACAAGAAGGTCGCCGACATGACCTCCGATGGCCTGACACCCGCCATGATCGCAAAATACGCCGGCAAACGCCCCGAGGCCAAGGCCTAGCATCTCCTAACCAGACACAAAGCGGCGGCATGAGTATTTACCCACTCCCCGCCGCTTTAGTCTGCTTAGGGCCGTAACCTTGGTTAGCCTAGAAAACCAAAATCACATGCGGGCTAGCCAAACTAACCAACATCCACCACGGCACGTGGCCCAAGGGCGTTGGCACGATGATACTTCCGCTCTCGACCATAACATCACAAAATCTGCAAAAAACATAAAAAACAAAACACCGCCTTGCGCCTTTTCCTTCCCGCGCTATACTCTCCACATGCCGCGCTCTATCATCTTACCCACCCCGCCCGTGATAGTGCTCACCGCATCCCGCGACAACCTGACACCACTTCTCCCATGTCCGCCGCCTTCACCATCCTCCCACTAACCCCTATCACACTTGCACCATCCCGCAACGTGGGTGGGTTAGCTGAGCAAACCGAGGACACGACGCCTCTGGTGGAGCAGCCTGCGTGGATGCACAGTGCGGTGACGTTGAGTGCTAATGGGCACTCGTTGATGCAGATTGCGAGTAGTTTGCAGAAAGATGTCCGGGCGGTGAGTAAGGTTCTTCAATCTGACTGGGCCAAGGTGGAGGTTGCTCGGCTTATCACGGATGGGTTCTCTGGTGCGGAGGAGTCTAAAACCATCAAGAACGCCGCGATGGATGCTGTGACGACGTTGCAGGAACTCATGGTAACGGCTCCGCCCGCTGTTCGCTTGGCCGCTGCCAGGGAGATTCTTGATCGCGCTTTGGGCAAGCCGATGCAGAAGGTGCAGCACACTGGTTCTAATGTGAAAGTGGATGTCAGAGAAGAAATGGAAATGCTGCGGAAAGAACTTAAACTTAGCTAAACTTTATGACTGTATCTGTGCCGAATAATGCGTCCACCGCTGTGTTGACTGATGTCACTACGGGGTTGAAGAGCCACGCTGTGTGGTTTCAGAACTTCTCGACGACTGTGGGGATTTATTTGAACTCCGTAGGTGTGGCCGCTGCGACGGAGTTTTATCTGCCACCAGGCACGAGTGCCACTGCCCCTGGCACGCTGATCATCCAGTCTTCTGGTGGTGATGCAACTCTCGTCAACAAATCCTGGAATGCTTTTCAAGCATCTGGTGGCGCGGTGGATATTAAATGTGGTCGGTGGTAACTTTCAAACATTATGACTCCTTCATTTAGAACAGAAAACTCAGTCCCTCCAGTGGCTACGGCTGCAACCGCTGGACAGCTTGTGGGCAAACAAGGTAGCACGGATGTGGTGTTTCCCGTAACTGTCTCTGGTGCACCAGCGGCCTAAACTTATGGTGAAGCTATTCACAGGCTCTTTTATGAACTTGGCACGGGGGGACTTATGGCCCAGTGGTGGGGCTTTGTCTCCATCGGCACCGGACACACCCACGGGCTTTGCTGCCACGCCTGGAGATCAGGAGATTGTTTTAACCTGGGATGCACAACCCGAGGCGGATGCATTCGAGATTCACTATGGTACAACGGATGTGATCGGTGTCGCTTCTGTCCTAACCACTAATGCCACAGGTACCGGCTTCACCTTTGATTCGACTGACAGTATTCAAGTCGGCGAAAAATACTATTTTTGGGTCAAAGCCAGCAACGGTGTGGGAGATTCGGCATTCAGTAGCAGTGTCACCGCGCGCAGTTATGTGACGATTGCGAACACAGCCAGCGCAAATCTACAAGTGCCAAGCCCAGGGTCGATGAATCTTAACGACTTGTTATTCAGAACTGGCGGGACATTTCCTACTGGAATTAACATCTATTGGGTCAGTGAGCTGTATTATACTACAGGCGCTGGAACCTGGGAAGACGGAATCAATGGTGGAGTGGTTAATCCTGCCATTTTCGGGGGCTTCACTGTCGAGAATACCACAGGCTCATCAATCACATTTTGGGACACTGAACCATAACACACAAACCAAATCGTGAACTCTATCGCGCTTATCCGCTCCATCATGCCGCCAGACGGTCACTTTTGCCCTGCTAAGCAGGACAGTGTTTACGTGTCAACCGCTTTGGACATTCAGACCTTGTTAGCCAAGGCTCAACAAGCTTTGCCCTCTGGTTTTGAGGTGTTAGAGATCGACGGCGGTGGAGGTGCCATGAGTATTTACACCTGGGTTGGTAGTGGCTGGGAAGACGGCATCAATGGTGGTCCGATGACTGCGTCAACATCCATCACAGGCACAGTGCATTTCCGCAACCCTGCCACCTATGACGTGGAGTTTGTTTGGTGACTTTACTTTGCTTTATGAGCCAACCCCAACAAATGAGCATCGAACTCGTCACCTGCTCTGTGGTGGCAGTGCAGGCCTTTGTGATCTTGGTGCTGATGGGGGCACCGTTCAAGACGCAACTCAACAGCCTGATCACGGAACTCGGAGGAACAATCTTACCTTAATTATGCCACCACCTGTCGAAGCATCTCTTAAAACCCTGGGCGTAACCCCTTGGCAACTGATCCTCACCATAGGTGCTGTCGGCTTTTGGTTCGGTGAAGCGAAACCTCGCCTCGACGCTGTGCCTAAACTAACAGCTTCAGTTGCAGAAATAGGCAATGCACTCTCCGACATACGTGTTGAAGTCCGTGTTCAAGGTGTCCTCCTTTCAACAGTCCAAGAAATCAAAACCGAACTCGGTTCAATGCGTAAAGAACTTTCCAACCTCGAAGTCCGTGTGGCCAGTAATCACACGAACATACTAAACCCACAACGCTAACTAACCTTCTATGAAAAACTACAGAACATCACTCTTCGGCACCGGCGGCATCCTCATCATCGTCGCTAACGTAGCCTCCATGCTCCTTGACGACAACCCAGCCACCAACCCCGACTGGTCCGTCACCTTTGCCGCGCTCATGCCATCCATCGCTGCGCTCTTCTCTCGCGACGCCAAGGTCACCTCCAAAGCTATGGGCCTAGAATAACCCCACATGACCCCCACAGGCATCATCGAGCTTCTAAAGCTCACCCTACGTGTCTGGCTCGCCGTCAACCTCTCCAAGCCCTTCCGCCGCATCAATGAAATCAACACTGAAATCGTTAACCTTTCTATTGGTGCTGGTGAGTCTGAGCTCCTGCAAATCGAAAACCTTGTCAAAGAACAACGCATCCTCACTAAACTCATCAGCACTATACACCCCGACTAGTCTAACCACCATCAAGGACATGGAATACCAATTCGTCGAAGGTCGCTGGAAGGCCACTGGCGAGACCCTCTTTTCCCAAGCCGCCCTCACCCGTGCTTTGACTATTGGTAAGACAAACTAACCAACAGATGAATATGCTTGCCACAACGAACTTTGCGCTGACCTTAGGCTGGGGTTCGTTTGTGGGATTTGTAGGGTTGTTTCTTTTGATAGCTTTATTTCAGTTTAATCAATTCCGCGCATGAAATTTACAGAAACATTGGTGAAGGTTGCTCTTGGGGAAGTTGGCACCGAAGAGGTTGATGGGACAAACTGTGGTCCTAGGGTTAATGAGTATAAAGCGGCGACGAACTTGCCAGCTGATGAATCCTGGCCTTGGTGTGCTGCTTTTGTCTGCTGGTGTGTGAGGGGTGCTATGCGGATCACGACGACACCTGAGACTGCTGGGTTCAAACGGCCGAGAACTGCTGGCGCATGGGACTTTGAAAACTGGTCGAAGAGGCAGGATGACACTACGCAGACTAGCCGCAATCCTGGTAATGATATCAAAGCTGGTGACATTGTAATCTTCAAGTTCTCCCATATCGGCATTGCTGTTTCGGATGTTGATAAGAATGGATTTGTTACCACCGTGGAAGGCAATACGGATGGTGAGGGCTCGAGAGAAGGTGGGGCAGTTCTGAAGAAGACAAGGAGTGTTTCAAAGATTAAGACACGTATCCGTTTTACTATCTAATGACAAACCTGGACGACATCCGCAGGCTGGAGAAACTTCGACGTTTAAGTCAGTTGAAGAAGTCCAGTGGCATCTGCGGGTATGAACCTCACAGGAAGCAGGAGTTGTTCCACTCTGCAGCTTGGGCAGACTTTAGATACTTACGCACGGGGAATCGGTTTGGGAAGTCTACCGCAGGTGCTTGTGAGGATGTGGCTTTCGCTTTGGGTGAACGTCTTTGGATTCCGGAAGGTGATGCACGCAGGCGCTTGGGTATCCCGCAGCGGAGCACCAAGGGTTTGATCATCGTTGCCGATTGGGATAAGGCTAGGGAAATTTATACTTCAATGGCAGAAGGCGAGTCACAAGGGAAGATATTCCAGTTCTTGCCGAAGGCCGCTTTCCATGACATTCATAAAAACCAGGCTGGCGAAATTGACTGTATTCAGGTTAAGTCTATCTGGGGTGGGATTTCGCATATCTACATCGACACGGTTCGGTCCTACATGGGCAATCCGATGGGTCAGGAGTCTTCTCACTGGGATTGGATTCACGTTGATGAGCCGTGTCCGAAAAACATGTGGGTGGCTAATTCCCGTGGTTTGATCGACAACGATGGGAAGGCTTGGTTTACTTGCACTCCTATCGCTGAACAGTGGATCAACGAGTTGTTCATCCCACGTAGTCGCATCAAGGAAAACTTCGATGACGGGCAGAACTTTAATAACGATGCCCTGTCCACGTGGGTGCTGACTGGCACAACGTTCGACAACACGTCCCTGTCTGAAAAGTCGATCAAAAAGTTTGAAGCTCAGCTAACAGAAGGTGAAAGAGCCTCCCGTATCGACGGCAGACCATTTGGTATGCAAGGTGCGGTTTACTCCATGTTCGACCGTGAGTTTCACATGTATGACACCTTGCCGCATGGTTGGCAAGACTTCGACGATCCACCGGAGGATTATACTATTCGTGTTGCGGTTGACCCACATCCGAAGACACCACATGCGGTTCTCTTCGCCGCCACCGCCCCTACGGGGCAAACTTTCTTCTATACAGAATACTTCCAGCATGTCATGATTGATGACCTGGTGGATGTGATCTTGTATAAACTTCACGGACGTCAGCCGTTTTCTCTACTCCTAGACCGCCTTGCTTTCAATCAGGACCCGATCACGGGCGCAACGTGGGCTGATTCGTTCTATAAAAAAGCCCTGATGGTCACACCTGCGTCGAAAGAACTCACACATGGTATCGTCGCTGTCCAAAACGCTTTGTCCCGCAGAACAGGTGAGACTCTTCACTTCTGCTCTGCGCTGAACGAAACCCTTTATGAGTTCGACGCTTACATCTGGGACCCAAAGAAAGAGAACAAACCAAAAGACGCTAACGATCACATGATGGAGTGTCTCTATCGTCTTGTCCTTAACGGACTTTCCTGGGTCGCTCCTGAAAAATCCGACGTATTCCGCCCTGGACCCTTGCCTCTCACAGGTGAGCTTTCTTTTGAAACCTCAGACCAACGCCACTGGTTCGAGAAAACTGCTGCATAACTTATGGAACCTAATCTCAATAACATTTCAGACGCTCGTTATGCGGATGTTAACATCGCTAACTTTGTGCCCTCTTATATTAGAAATCAAAGTAGAGAGGGGCAAGCATCTCCACAAGACGTGCTCCTAGCTATAAATCGTTTAATGGGAATGGCCCCAGCACGAACGGCTATGGTTGGCGAAACTCCAATAAGGCCATTGATTCCCTCAGAGCAAGCGGGCAAAGAAGCTTCATTTATCTTTGATGCTTCTGGAGCCAATCGTGGGATGCCTCAAGAACAACAGATGGCCCTTGTCCAAGCACTCATGCAAAAACTAGGTATCTTCTAACATGCCCAAAGACCTTCCAACGCGCCTTGCGGCCAAAGAACAAGACGATCTCCTTTCTGAGCTCCGCACTGATTGCATCCGTGACCTCAAGCGTTCACGCAGCAAGATGTCGCGCTACTACTCTGACTGGGACTACGCCCTGGAAACCTACCAGCAAATCCGCGATGATGACTCCACGGACATCAAAGCCCGCAAGAAGCGCGAACCCGCAAAGCAAACTATCCCGCTTTCATATGCCCAGGTAAACACATTTGTCACTTACCTGACAATGCTGTACACCCAAAACCAGCGCTTCTTTGAATATCAACCTACCGGCACAGAAGACTTCGACATCCGCGAAGAATGCGAAAAGATCATCGAGCGTGAGGTTCGCAATGGATTCTCCACTCCTATCCTCGTCCAATTTCTCCTGGACATCGCCCGGTTTAACCTCGGTGTCTTGAAACCCTCGTGGCAAGTTCGCACAACCACCATCACACCTGACGCCTCCGCTCTGTCCTTCTCCACTCTCTTCTCAGAAACCGCTGGTCTGCAGTTGGTTCAACAAACTAACGAAGAGATTGAGGTGATTGTTAAGGAGGGCACGGTGGTGGATAACGTTAGCCCGTATAATTTCTTCCCGGATACTAGGTTGCCGATGACACGGTGGCACGAAGGGAGCTTCGCCGCTGATGAGACGGTTCATCATATTCGGGAAGTGAAGAAGATGGATGGTGTGGAAGGTGCTGGAGAGCTTTCGGCTATTGGTCGGATGGAGTTGGAAGGACGTGGTACCACAAGGCTTGAAGGTCTGGATAAAGAGTCTAAGAAAGAAGATGACTTTATGGTAGTTGTAACGGAGATGCAACGGTGGTTGGTTCCGACGGATTATGAGTTATCTGAATCGAAGGAAGAAGAACTTTGGGTGATTCGGATTGGTAACGATCAAAGGGTGCTTTCGGCTAGAAAGATGGAAGATGCTAATATGGGGTTCACTTATAAGGTGGCTCAGATGGCACCGGACCAGCACTCGAAGTTGAGCGATAGTCTTTCTTCTCTCATTGACAGACTTCAGGAAACTGTCACTTGGCTGATGAACACTAGGGTGGAGGCGGTTAAGAATAACATCGAGAAGCAGCTGGTGGTTCATAGTCAGTATGTGGAGCTGGAGGACTTGCAAACGCGCTCCCCGTTCATCCGCATGAAGAAGAATACGCCGATCATGGGCGGGTTGGATAACTTTATTCAACAGCTCAAGACGAACGACCCTACCGTTACGCATATTCAGGATGCGGATACGCTGATGAAAATGATGTATCAGGTGTCTGGTGTGAACGAGAATGCTATGGGTAGCTTCACCGGAGGCCGTAGGTCCGCAACGGAGGCTCGGAATGTTCAGGCGGGTAGTGCATCGCGAATGAAGTTGATCGGTTCCACGGTGTATCAGATGGCGCTTTCGCCACTTGGAAAACAGCTTCTTGTCAACGCACGGCAGTGGATGTCTGAAGAGACGTTCTTTAAGATTTTGGGAGAAGACGAGGACACGTATGCCGCTTGGCAGGTGTTTCATAAGGATGCGTGGTGGGAGCTTATTGGCTCAGAAGACTTCTTTGTGTTCGATTCCACCTCTGCGTCAGAAAAGACTTTTGTAGCGCAATCGCTACAGGAACTGGCAATTGCACTTATGGGGAATCCCGAGGTGCTAGCCGCAATAGACATTGACTTGGTGAAAGTGATTGAACGAATTCAAGAGCTTCGCGGAGTTACAAACCTTAAACAGTTTAAACGTGACCAACCCATTGGACCAATTGTCCCTGGAGCAAACGGACAAGTTCCTGTTGTTCCTGGACAACCACCTGAAATCGCCGCTGCATCAGCTGTGGCGTGATGTGCTAGAGTTTGAAATATTACAAACCGCAAACTCAGTGACAACAATTCTGCCTGATTCTGTGCAATCGTTCTTTGGACGTGAGCAGATGTTAGGAAGTCTGGCAGAGAAGAGTAAACAATTTGACTCGTTTGGATCAATCAAGCAGTCATTGGAACAACATAAGAAAGCAATACTAAACAAACAAGATGAAAGTTAACAACTGGTTGAATAAAACATGCTTCGCACCCTTTGATGACAGTCAAGGTGGTGGTGGCTCCGGTATCGAACCTTGGCAGGACGATGACGATGGAGACGAAGTGATTGATGGCAAGGACTTGGAAGAGTCTGATGATGCCGATGCCGATGATGAAGACGATGAGGAAGATGATTCGAAAGGATCTAATCCTCCGTTTGATGCCAATGCGTTCGCTAAAGCTATCACTGATGGCCTGCGACCCGCTTTGCAAAACCAACAACAGCCCAAGTTCACTCGTGAAGAAATCGAGAAGCAGCTTGGCAAACCGACACCCTCGGTGGAACTGATTAAGATGATTCGCGACCCGGAGACTCCTCCTGAAAAGGCTTTGGAAATGCTCTCGACGTTGTTGAATTCTCAGAGTGAGTATCTACTTAAAGCCAGTGGAATGGCTATTGATGGTCGTGTGCAGGAGCTTGATCCAGCCATCAGGTCTCTCCAACAGCATCACTTGCAACAGCAAGAGAAGGACTTCACGAACGGAGTTGTTCGTAAGTATCCTGCGCTGAAAGGAAAAGGTCCAGCGGTTACACAAGCTATGCAGCTTCTCCGCCAGCAGGGTTACAAGCCTGCATCACAGTCAGAGGCGCGTCGAACTGTCGCGATGATGGCTAGCAAATTGATCAAACAATTCGATACAAATTTCACACTGAAGCCTAAACAGCAACAGTCAAATCAGTTCATGCGTCCAGGTTCTGGAGGCGGGCGCAGCAGCGGTGGACAGTCGAGAGGCGCGTCTATCATTGATTCAGTCTTCAAGGTCAGGTAACACAAACAAACAAAAAACAAACATATGCCAGTCTTCGGTCTACACACATCTGGAACTCACTCCAGTTACATCAGTGAGAAAACACGACGTAAAGTCTTGTATCAGTATCCTCAAGGCCCAACGCCTTTGACCTATCTTCTTTCGCTTCTTCCCGATGAAGAAACGGATAAGACGGAATTCGGCTGGTGGGAAGAACGGGATACCGTTATCAAAACCACCACCGCCCAGATCGCTGCTGCTGGACCGTTTTATACAACGGACCTTACGACAGCTCATGCTGACGGTGCGGTGATGACAACCAACGTTGTCTACGGTGTCAAGGTTACGGATTACACGATCTTCCGCGTGCATGACGTTATCTGGATTCGCAACGTGCTGGATGCTGCCGGCACGACCACTAGCCAGCTTCGCGCTGTCGTTACATCTGTTACCCAGATTGCTGGTGACGTGGGTAAGCTCGGCTTCCGCCCTATCGAAACTGTTGCTGACGTGTCTAACGCCACGGACTCCAATGGTCTGTCAATCTACTTCGTTTCTTCGGCAGCCGCTGAAGGCACCAAGTCCAAAGTTGGTTCTTACTCGTTCCCGATTGAGATCACCAACTATACACAGATTCACAAACACGGTATCCACATCACCCGCTCTGCACTCAAGCAAGGCGTGCGATATGATTCCGACGGCATCTGGCAGGACAAACTGAAGAAGACTGGTCTTCGTCATATGAAGGGCCTGGAACAAGCCACTCTTCGCGGCGTTCGCACTACGCGTAACACCACCAACGAAGATGGTGACACCGTTCCAGAGCGCTTCACGGGTGGTATTGAATACTTCCTGAAGCAGTGGGAACTTGGCACAACCGGCAACGGTGCTATCGCAACCTACCGTCCTGGTGGTTCCGACATTACCGCATCTGCATGGTCCGCCGACGACGACAAACGAATCATCGACCTCAGCACCACGCTGACCATCGACCAGTTCGACACACTCATCGAACGCGCCTTCCGCTATACCTCTGAAACATCTTTCGAGAAGCTCGTCCTTTGTGGTTCTGGCTTCCTCAAAGCTGTCCAGTCCTACTGCAAACTGCAGTCTATCGTCATGCGAGAGCTCAATCCGAAAACCGACACCTTCGGTCTTCAGATGTATCGCCTATCAACCATCTACGGTGACTTGGTCTTCAAAGCGCATCCGCTGCTTTCGCAAGATTCAACCTTCCGCAACGATGCTTACATCCTCGATCTTCCATGCTTCAAATGGCGTCCCCTCACGGACTCCGATACGGAGTTCCTGGAAGGCCGTCAGGACAACGACTTCGATGGTCGCAAAGACTGCTGGCTCACAGAAGGTGGTTACGAAATCAACTTCCCAGAGAACCACATGTATATCAAAAACCTCATTGGAATCACCGCATAACCTATGGCTGCTCTAGCATCTACCGCCGTGACAGTTGTCAACGCGACCAACCTGGTCGCTCTTGGCACTCCACGGCTCACAATGAAACGTCTCACCCTGGTTCTCACGGGCCAGGGTGGTGCGACCAACACCATTGGAGCTACTGCACTCGGGTTTACAAGTTTACTTAGTTGCTCAAACGCCACGGCGGATGACGACGGTTTTCTTTACCCTGCAATGGTTTCATACGATGGCACGAAGATTTTCCTCAACGATACTTCTAACGCCACCGACGCAACCCGTGATGTCCCCGTTGACATCACAGACACAGTTCGAATCGCAGTAACCGGCTACACAGCCTAACCCCACAAACACAATGCCTAAAAACCTAATGTCGTCATACGACTCCATGCCTCCAAAGGGCAAAAACGTGTCAGCCACAAAAATGCTGAGCACAACCGCACGCGAAACAAACCAAACCGGAAAGAACGTCCTGACGCGCTTCACTGGCAAAAACCCTGCAATCGGTAAACCCGGTATGCGTGGCCATGCGTAAACGTTGGTTGAAGTAACTAACCGAGAGGTAATCAATATGACTGTAGCAGAGATTCAATCAGTAGTGGCGATGTATTTGCAGAGAAGCGTTGCAAAGTTCGACGTGACGGGAACGGGTGCAAACTTGATTCTGGTTGCGATGAACAATGCACGGAAGTATGCAGAAAGACGTCATAATTGGTCTGTGTGCAGGAAGAAGGGTTACCTCTCGGTAACTACTGCGAATGAAGTTGCGTGGGATAGTCCTACGTGGTTCGGCGGTGGGACAGAGAAGATGAAGGAAGGGAAGCACTGGTGGTTGCGTGGTGATGCTACAGATGTTACCAATAAGGTTTCGACGACCGATTGCCCGATAAAGATCTTGGGTCATGGGGTGAAGCATGTTGTTGAGACTAAACAGAATTATGAAGCCTGGGGGGAGGATTATGCGGAGTTGCGACAGTTGAGAGAAAGCTCTAGCTGGCATCCGATGTTGAATCAACCGCACGGGGTGGTGAGAGGAAAGTGGTTGGAGTTGTATCCAAAGCCGACAGTGACAAATGTGTTGGTGGTGGATGGTTATCATTGGTGGGCGGATTGGGCTAATACTGCTCCGTCGGTGTGGTCTGGTTCTTTGAGCACAGGTGTTTACGCTAGCCTGGCTGATGAGTCGTATCTTTACATTAATATTACTACGCCAGTGGAAACTCGGGTGGCTGTGCTAGCGTTGGACGATGCAGCTAATGGTACGGCGGTGAGCCAGCTTGGAGCACCTTATGGTCAGGTTGGAGCTCCTACGGTGACCATAGATGCAAGTGCTTTTACGAAAGAGAATGTTAGAACCGCGCTGATTCAAATGGGTTTTGATGTTAGCTTAACGACAGATAGTGTTCTTATCTCTGTATCAGGTGAGCCTTCTGTGTCGTCGGTGCAACAGTATAGCCAAGGTGCTGGGGCGTTTATTGGAACTCCGACATTGGTGTTTGCTGAGACTTCTGCTAGTGCTGATACAAGCGTTGAGACAGACTGGTGGACTGAGAACGCTGCGGAGTATTTGATTTTGAGAACCTTGGTTGAATGTAACCGCCTTGGACATGTGTTTGTTGGGAATAAGGAGGGTAATCTTCCTAGTCCAGAGAAACAAGCGGAGCAGCTACTTCAAGACTTGATCATGCAGGATAACGCTGGGGAATTGGCTGGTGGACAGATTGAACTTTACTAAACAAAACTATGGCTGATTATTATATTTCGACAGACGACGGACGGGTGCATCATATCACAGGAGTTACGGCTACGCCGACGATTGTGCTAAATGATGGATCAGGTGGTGATATTTATGATGGGGTTTATCGTGACGTGTTTCCTTTTCCTCAGACTGGAGCTAGTAACACAACGAACTACGCCTACGGTCCAGGCTGGACTATGGTGCCGACTGTGGTGGCTACTATGGTGACGAATGATACGGTAGTTGCTGATGATATTGTTGAACATGTCGCTCCTAGGTCTCTGTTGGTTAAGCATTCTTACTGGGCATTTGTCACTGCTGGCGGAGATTACTTCTTCCCAGTCGAACGCGTGGTGGGAATGTCCAACACTGCACCTACATACTAAATATGGCCGCTACCTTTCAAACTATACCTACCGCAAATCCGGCTGAGAGTGCTTTTGTGCTCACGGTGGATGATAATTTGATTACGCCGTTGACGTTGCCAGCGGCTGGGACGACGTATGCACAATGGACGTTAGGTCAAAGGGAAAGAACGAAGGACACAGAGTGGGATGACTATATCTTTGTGGATACAATGGACGCGGCTCCAGGCAGACGTGCTTTTGTGTTTGGCAAAAGTCATGGAGCCACAACGGTGGATGAGCCTTTTGAAACTGTATGGGACACTGAGTTTCACCGGTGGCCAGCTGTGGTGGTGCAGCAGTTGAAGGTGCTGACTATCTCGAATATATCAATTCAATCCGATGGACACTTAACCAATCGGTATTTTATCAAGAGCGCCGTTGAAGGAAATTCTTTGGTCAAAATTGAACATTTTCAGAATGCTGTGTCTTGGGGTGCAGCTTCACTTAGGCATCCAGTGCCTATCACGGACGATTTGGTTCTACCAGAACATCCATGGGATTTGAATCGTCCCCAAATTGAAGTTAAAGATTGTCTTCATGGTGACATTAAAGTTTATGAATCTGTAGCGAATAGCTTTGCTGAAGTTCGTACCGACAAAGGCGGTCTAGGTCATACGATTCCCGCCACGAACTTTACTGATTGGACACCTTATGTTTTGCGCGATACTCAGAAACAATCAAATGGTCTGTGGGTTCGTGAAAAGGTAACTGTTTATCCACCAATCAACGCCAAGCGCAAGCTGCTATGAAACCCATCAAACCAAAGTTCGAGCCGATTTTCAAACCCCAGCCTAAAATCCTTCGTGGTGCTGGTATTTCTGTTAACAAACAAGGGCAAACAACAAGTGTCAAAATCCGATGAATGATAAACTACAACAAGCCATGATGGCGATGAAGCTGCTGGAGATGCTCCGTGGTCCTCAGCAACAGCAGGAAGCGGTTGGTATGCAACAGCAAGAGCTCGCAATGCGGCAGCAAGCATTGGAGCAACAGGCTGCGCAACAGGAGCAAGACATGGCTATGCGGATGGCCGCTCAGTCACAAGCTTCTCAGTTCCAGCAAGAAGACTTTGATTGGAGAAAGCAACGTGGTGCTCAGGATGATTTGTTCCGAATGAAAGATTATGTGGCTAAAGAATTGCAACAACAATTAGCTAACAGATACCAGGGTGAGGATATGGGTTTGAGGCGTGAACAAATGCAGCACCAGCTTGCACAAGATACTTATATGCGTTCCAAAGAAGAAGAGCGACAAAAGCTATTGCAGCATCAAGGGGTGCTTGAAGCGTTGACTAGTGTTTCTCGGAATCAAGGCACTGGTGAGGCTGATCCACGGATGGTCTTGGAGTATCTGCGGTCTATGGGAGTGCAGGTTCCACAGGCTCCACTACCACAGCTTGATAGGTTTAGCCAATTACAGCAATCAATGCAACAACCAACACGATAACAATATGGGCGACTTTACAAATCAATTGATGTCATCAATCTTTTCTCCTCAACCTGGCCCATTGCGGTCTAAGGAGAACAGTTACAATGTTCCACGGCGAACTACTAACCCGAACTCACGACCTGCTTCGCGGGGCAAAACTGCAAAGTCCAAACGTCGTCGCGCGATGGAAGCTCAGAACAACACTGCAAACCTGGCCAACCAGCAGCAGATGCAAAAGGATCAATTTCAGTTCCTGAAAGATAACATCTTTGACAAATCTGGTGCTACTCGTCGGACCATGTCCGGTCAGATTGAGCAGCCACAGCCTCAGGGGTTGGATTTCTTTAAAACCTCTGGAGCAGATCGACCTGAGGTAATTGCTCGGAAAGCTGCGCTGGATGCTCAGGGGTTGAATCAGCCAGGTGTCTGGGAAGGCGCTCAAGCTGCGGTGAATCGGCAGAAAAAAGTGCAAGGCTGGGCTGATGCTAATACACCACCACCACAAGCACCACCAAATGTTTCTCAAAATCAAGCGCTACGCATGTCTGGTGGTGGCGTAGAAGTGTTTGATAATCCTGCGTTTAACCAAGTAAACCCTCGGACTGGCTTGACGCAGAATGCTGGTCCATTCGTTCGTAGTGTAGAGATTGATCCGAAGTATCAAGCTGGTGGGCAGACTGGAAGAGCTTTCTTCCCAGGGCAGGGACAACCTGCGCCTGCCAAAGCCAGTCCAGCCCCAGTTCCTACAAAGCCTGCAGTATCCACAGGTTCAGTTCAAGATCTGTTTCAGCCACCACCTGCGCAAGAGCTGTTCATTCCTGGAGATAATCTAACTCCACCTAGCCCAATGTGGAATAATACGGTAGCAGAAAAACAACCAGATTATATTTTCGATCAACAAATGCGAGAACATTACAAACAATTTGAACCCCCGAATAGTGATCCGTTTACAGGTCAACCTATTGGCAATAATGACCTGCGAATGCAGCAGTTTCGTTCTTTGTTAGATACACTATTACCTATGGAAACCAGTAATCGTGGAAATCAATACTCAGCAAAGGTTTTACCAAGAACGAATAATCCTCTTCAAGTATTTTCAAAATGGGCCGGGGTGCCGGATGAAAGTCTGGTTGCAGCGGCTGACCTGTTTCCCGCTTATGATTGGAGCACATCTGGAGCACCACTGGATAACATGACGCGAGTTCAAAATAATCTTAATCAATTACTAGCGGCGGGACAGGTTGGGGTGGAGTCTGATCCTACGGTTACTAATAGATATGCTACTCGGAGAGATCGGTTTCGTTACAATGCAAGACCTGAGTCCCTTGAGGAAGCAAATCGTAAGAAAATGCAATCTCTTTTTAATAATTACTAATCCACCATGACCATCTCCGCACTCAACGACCTCTTCAAGCAAGCCAAAGCTACTCAACCGTGGGCACGCGACATGTCTTTTGAAGACTTTGCCGCAGAAGGTGCTCGCGCCACAGGGGATCAAGAACTCTTTCGTATCTCACAAGCAGGTCCGATTGAGAACACCATGCGTGGGTGGAATCAAGGACTGACGGAGTTTGTTAACAAGACACCTGTCGATGAATTCCTAGGCCGCCAGTCGCAGAAACTAGGAAACCTCTTTGGTGTAAACCCAGAGACTTCCTACAACGTCGGTAGGTCACTACCTCGTCAGGTGGTCAACCTTGCGCCTATGCTTGTCCCTGGTCCGGGATGGCTTACAACCGCTGGCATGATCGCTGGTGGTGGTTTGTCTGCGGCGGATACCTACGACCAGACTGGCTCAGGTTGGCAAGCGGGCATCTCCGCCGTGGCACCTTATGCAGTCAGCAAAGCCATGCATGCAGGAGGCAATGCTGTCTTAAACTCGGCTGCTAAATCCCCCATGTTCCAACGTCTTGGCGTTACTGGAGCTACCGATCTGCCGGGTAGGTTCGCTGAGCAAACCGTGGGTGGACAGGTGGCGAAGCAGGGGCATAAGGTGGTGGATACCGTCGTGCAGGGTTTTGGGAACAAAGCGGTGAGATACGCTGGGGGACAGGCTGCTGGACAAGCTGCGGGTTTAGGTCTGGATGTTGCAGCACAGGGACCGGAGTCGGTGTTTAACAAGGACTACCTGTTCGCGAACGTGGTAGGTAATCTGGCGTTTGCACCATTGGATGCCGGTGACTTCATCGGGACGAAGGTGATTGCAAGTAGGGATGTGTTCCCTGATGCACCACCGGCAGATAGAACGCCTGCGCAAGAGCGGTCATTTAACTTCGAGAAGCTGATTGCTGAGCTTGATCCTGTGGAACAGGAAAAGGCTAAGAAGGGTGCTGGATTGGATGTGGCGAATCAGTTGATCCATGAAAGGCGTTTGGCTGGGTTGGAAGACTTGTTTGACAAAGAACGCACGGATGCTCGGGCGGCTTTTGAAGCTGAGTGGAATGCGATGGCTGTGGCTAACCAGTATTTGCCTAGCTTGCAGACTGTGTTGACGACACCCTCAGAGATAAAGTTTGAAGCACACCCTGAGGCGTTTACAAAGTTAGCTGATTATAAAACCAAAGTTGACTCCATCAATGGACGTGAGAAAGCCGCTTGGAGGCAAGCCATGATGAAGCCGAACTTGGAGTCTCTTCAGGGTGTGGCTATGGATGAACTGCGCTTGCCAGAGACGTTGTTGCAGAAACCTGTGGCTGAAAGAACATTGAAGGACTATCAGGATGCACTGTCGGATAAAGTCAGGGACCGTGGTATTAAGGCGCTTTACGCTTTGCATAAGATGTCCGGTGGGCATGATGTGGAACTTCAGGCCAAAGGTGTCGCTGAGGAAGTGCGGAAGCTTCTTGCTGGAGAACCCACGAAGTTTGCTGAGGATAGAAGTTTTGTCGCAATGGCGCTTTGGGCTACTGGTGTGAAGCCAAGAAGTGAGAAGGTTGTTGAGGCTAAGGTCAAGAAAGACGTCGAAGAAGGTGAGAATGTAAAGAAGGCTGTGGCAAAGCAAACGAAGATAGATGTGAATAAGGTTGTTAAAGCTACACCTAAACGTGGTGTTGATATTAAACCAAGAAAGCTTAATCCAGAAGTAACTAAGAAAGTAGAAGAAATTAGTGCTGCCATTGAAGCTGCGGGTGCAGCGATGAAACGTGGTAAAGCTAAAGAAGAACAGATTCACTTGATCAATATGGCTCAGTTAGCAAATAAGTTTGCAGCTGATGCATCCCAGCTACGGGCAGCCTACTCGTTTTTGCATAAGGTAGCTACTTCTGGAGCACCTTTGAAGGATCAAATGAAGCGTTTCAAAAGCGGCATGTCTCGTATGAAGTCTCGTTTTGAGTTTGCTTACAACAAGAAATTTTCATCTACTGATGCTTCTAAAACTTTAGAAGATAGTCTTGCTAAACCTTTAGACGAAGACGATGTGTTCTTTGACGAGGCTGCTCAAGATGTTGAAGTTATTGAAGAAATTACAGATTCGGAGTATGTCGAACCTGTAATTGAGTACTATGACGAGTATCCAGTAGAGGAATCTAAGACTCCTGTAACAGTAGATGCAGCTAAAGAAGTTGCGATTAAGTTTGCTGCTGTTCGTGAGCTGAGAACAACTAACAAGATCACAGTGCAAGGAGCCGAAGAGCTTTATCAGAAGCTGGAAAAAGAGTCTCCTGCTGAATTTAAGTTGTTAAGAAAGCGTGCTGAGAACATCTTCATTCGTAAGGCAAGTAACAATGCTGATGCAACTGTGCCTCAGGAAGGTTTGCAATCTTTGATGTCTTTTGATGAATGGTCGGATACGCTGCTAGCTAACCAAGGCTTCGACGCACATGAAGTCACCCAACTCAAAGAACACTTTGCAAAAGTCGTCGAAATCTTCTACAGCCCAGAAGTCAAGTATGGTTTCTTGGACGAGTTCCCGCTGGAGTCTAAACTCGCGAAAGGTTACGTTGGTGTCGTTGGTGAAAATGGCATCCGGTGGAGATATGGTGAGTTGAATCAGATGGTTCATGATGACTCACCAGACACACGACCACGCCTTGGTGAGACCAAGTTCCGCTATCGTGATGATACGCAGACATTGTATAAATGGGGTCACATCAGTGATGTCGAAATGGAGAACATCCGGGCAAAGCTGGAGAAGCTTGGTAAGCCGGTTAAATTTGTGAAGGTGATTACACAAGGTAACATCGCCGAAGCTCATGGGATTACTACGCTCCTTGGCCCTGAGCCAGGAGGAAAAGTCAAGTGGGCACGTGCATCCGCTGGCGGCGGTTTTGACTTTGCGCTTGGAGAAGTGCAGGGTGGAAAGCTGTTGCGCCCAGGTAAAGGTGCTGTGACGTTGGCTAAAGATGGGACGTTGAGTGTGCAGGAACTGAAAGTCGCTGGTGGGCAATTTGGACCATTGCAGGATGGTGAGGTGAGCTTTTATAAAGAGCTTGTGCCTGAGGCTTTTGTGGGGGACAGGGTTAATGTCAAGATGCTATGGGAGAAGTTGAACACGCTTGGGGAACAAGTGAAAGTGGTGACGTATGGGCAGGATCGTCCTGTTAGTGTGGCTAAACAAAAGCTTGACAAGCTCATGCACGATTGGGTAGATCAGCTTGATCCTGACAAGTTTCAAGATCTCACCAATGGAGCTTACCCAGGAGTTGGTGTCTCTGATATTGTTTTGCAGAAGCATGGCTGGACTCCCGACGAAATAACTAAACTTGTTGAATTTCAAGACTTGAAAGAACAAGTAGCCACAGAGCCAAAAGACAACACTCCCGTCGCAACCTCCTACTACAACCAAATCTCCCCATTCGACACGAAGAAGTTTCCTGTGTTGCGGGTGGATGTGGTGTTGCCTAGTAAATTAACTAATGCAGAACGTGAGGAGTTTGATTTTCTCGGTGGCTCTGGAGATTTCCAATCGGACAGATATAAAGAGTTGGCTAAAAAATCTGGAAACGATCTTTGGTCTCCGGATAACCTCCATGAAAACCTCCCAAACACTCTTGGCTGGGCAATGGTTCAGATCGTCCCGCATCCAGTGACGGGAGAGAAGGTGATGTTTGTGGGAGAAGCGCAGAGTCGGTGGGGGCAGGAAAGAAACAAACTCGACAAACAACTGAAGTCAGCAGATGCTGAAGAACGCCAGTCGATGGAGCGTTATGGTGTTACTGATAAAGTGGCAAATCACCCCCTCCTTCCCATCCACCAAAACCTCATCCTCAAAGCTGTCATCAAAGAAGCCCAGAAACAAGGGATTTCCAAGGTGGCAGTGAGCGATGGGGAAACTGCGATGATGACGGAGGGGCATGACACTAACAATAACAATCCGGTTGCTACAACACAAAGGACACCATTAGATCGTTATGATGTAGTCATTACACCCGAGCTACGGCAACGTCGTTCTGTTTTGGGTTTACTTAAAGAAGAGCGTGCAAAAAGCGACAGCAAAGAGGGCGGCATTGATTATGGTGATGCAAAAATTACATTCAAAGATGGCACCGTAAGAAGCGAAAAAGAAACTGAAGAGTATGCTGGTAAGTTTGGCTTAGGTTGGCATGACATAAGCTCCATTAACATTGGCCGTTTTATCCGTGGAAAAACTATTATCGAGCCTTCGCAAGCTAAAGGAATGCGCCTAGCCTACGACACCACCATGCCTTCGATCATGAAGAAGCTGGTTGGGGAAGGAAGTGTGGAAGACTTTGGGGTGCATAAGAACGGATTGGAAACAACACGAGAAATTACAAATGAAGCTGGCGATACCATAAATCAGACTATCTCCAAAGGCTCCCCAGTCTTCCGCAATTTCGACGGCACGCCAAAGTCCAACATCACCGCACGCGTCTACGACATAACCTCTCCATCCGAACGTGTCAACACATTGTTCGCAAGAAAGCCTGTGCCCGGTGGACAAGTCTATGCAGCAGCTATCGAATCAAAACGCCAGATTTTCCTAAACCCAAAAGCACTAGAAGGCTTATCACCTTTAGACAAAGTCCGTGTCCAAGCATCTAACACAGCACATGAACTTTCCCACATCCTAATTCACAAAGCTCGCAACGGTCTCTTCGGATCAGAAGTAAAAGCAATCATCGACAACATGGACTTGTGGGCTAGTTCAGCTAACCCACATGAGATCGAGGTGGTGGTGG